ATAGCCCGACTGTTACCGCCGTCTTATCTACAACCGGCGTAAGCGTTGCTTCTATTTCTGTAGGTATAGCTTTTTCTTCTTTACTCATAGTAGATTCTCCTATCTTAGATTTTACCATAATTATTAAAATATCTCTCCGTAGCTACCATAGTCTTCGCTAGCCGGACTCGGAGCGGTTGTCGGGCTATCGTATACCGACATAAAACCTCCCTCGCCTTTAACGTAGTCTACGATATTCGTCGTTAAGTTCTTACGTAGAATATACCAATTAAGGTCTTTATCCTCGAAAAATAGATACTGATAACTAGCCGTTTCGGATTTACCGTTATAGCCATACTTAGCCGTCGGAGCGGTTAGTTCTACGAGAGGAGCTACTCCGCCTCCGCCACCTCCTCCGCCGAGAGCCTTATAGAAGTTAATACCGTCGGTTAGCCGGACGTTAATATAGTTAGTCGCTCCGGCTTTTTCGTATTCGATTTTAACGCTATCCTTAGCGTCTTTAGGAAGCTTCTCGATTAGACGGTCGACTTCGGCTTTTAATTCCGTAGCCGTAATACCCTTAAGGTTAATCGTCGGATTAAGCTCGAGACTTTTAATAGCGTTATCGAACTTTAGAATATCGTCGGCTATCTTAGCGAATAGCTTTTCGTTCGTAGAGTTATCGAACTTCTCCGGAATAGCGAGCTTAAAGTTATCGACTAACTTAGCGAAAGAGACGGATACTTCTCCGCCTAGCTTTTCGTTACTAAGAGCGACCGCTTCGGCTAGACCTTTAGAGAGTTCGGAGATAGTAGCCTCTAACGGCTTCTTCTCGTCGGCGGTAAGATTCTTAATACGAGAGATAGTCTCCGAGGCTATTACGATAGCGAGTTCTTTAATCTCGGCTTCTCTAGCTTCCTCGGCTTCTCTTTTTTTCTTTAAAGCGATTTGTTCTAGCTTACTAGGCATAGTCGATTACTCCTCTCGAAGCAATTTTTCGACTGCTTGATTAACCTTTTCGTTAGCTAGCTCCTCTACTTTATCCGCTAGGTTACGAGTAAGGCTAGGCTCGTCTACTCCGCCTGGCTTATCCGGAAGTCCAGTTATAGTAGGTTGGTCTAATTCGTCTTTAAGGATAGCTACCCAAATACAGCGACAGTGATGATGTATAGGAGGGTCGAACTCTGTTCGCTTATATTCGGCTTCGTCTACGACGCTTCCGTCTAGGTCGTCGCAAATAGGACAGGTCTTAGTATCGAGAATAGCCGAGTACTGATATTCGCTAATATCGCTAGCGTTATCGGCGAATACGTCTTTACGACCTCGGTTAACGCCGATAGATACGACGGCTGCGGCGGATAGAGCGATATTATCGGTATAGAAAGCGGAGAATACCGCCGTAATCTTAGCGAGAATATCTCCGATAGAGAACTTCGAGAGTTGGTCTTTACGTCGACCTTTCGATACTTCGTTCGTAATCCTAAAGGTAAGGTCGGCGAATTGCTTATCGGCGACGGAAGTAGCGTTATCCCTAAAGAAGTCTTTAGACTCTTTCGGAGTAACCGGAGCTTTTACGCCGAGTTCGTCGGACGCTCCGTTTTTACCGTATACGTAAGCTTCTAGACCGGACTCTTTAATAGCTCGGACGTACTGATTACGTAGATTCTCGTCGATTATATTCTTCTCGGTAATCTTATTATAAGATTTACTCTCGAGGTAGCCGTCTATTTTAGCCGTAGCTTTAACGACTATTTCGTCGTATATAGGACGGATAGAGCGTTCGTATTCGGCTTCGAGGCTATTAAGCTTCTTATCTATTCCGGTAAAGTTAACCTTTTTCTCCGCCGGAGTAAGGTCTCGACGCCAACCGTCGGTACTTAGATTACGTCGGCTATTATCCGTAGGAGGAGGCGGTACGTCGTTAGAGGTATCGTCTTCGTTAGCCGAATCGTCTTCGCCGGACGTAGCTTTATCTAGGACGTTTACGTCTATATCGAGCTTATCCGCTACTTTCTGTACTACTCCGTCGATAACTTCCTGCGGTAACTTATCTTTCTCGGTAAGCTTAATAAAGACTTGCTTTAATAGCTCGATAGTAGAGTCGGTTAAGTCTTCGAACTTAAACGTACCGTAGAGAGGCTTCTCGAAGTTATAGTTATATAAGTCCGGTATTAGGTAGCTCGTAATATGAGTCGAGAGAGACGTTCTTACGGCTTTAAGAGCCTGTATAAAGAAGTCGCTCTGGTCTTGGCTAAGGCTATAGCTACCGGTCTTAGAACCAGTACCGAGAAGAATAAACATAGCTAGGACGCTTCGTGCCATTTCGGCGTTATGATGTTCTACGTATGGCATTAAATCGAACTGCGAGCCGGTATTAAGTGCGGCTAATTCGTAGCCGAACGGTAGACCGACGGTAGCTTTAAATCCTAGTTCGTCGACGGCTTCTACCGTAGCGTCTAGTTCGCCTTGAGAAGCCTTTTCTTTACCGGTAACTACCTTAGTCTTTAGAGCGTCGCTCTGTGCCTGTTGCTCCATAAAGTAGTGTAGTCTTCGCTTCTTATCGTAGGATACGTAAGCCGAAGTAAACGCCGAACGACCTTTAAGGTTATGGAACTCTTTACCGTAGGTATAAAGAAAAGCCCTTTCTAGAGGGATAATAACTTCTCGGTAATCGCTTCCGATAAAAGCTCGTTGTTTAAATCCGTTAAATCCACCTCGGTCGTCGGTACGCATAGCTAGAGTCGTCGGGTCTCTCCAAGCTACTTTTCTAAATACGACTCGTCCGTCTTTAACTTCTAGGACTTTCTCGAATCCGGCGTAACCCTCGATAACTCCTCGTAGAGCTTGGGCTAATACTAAGTCCATAGGAGTAGACATACCGCCTTTATGCGGAGGTAATCGTAGTCTATCCTCGACCCACTCGCTTTGCTTTACGGCTTCCGGCGTATCGTCGTCCGGCTCGATAGACCAGTTAGAGCCGAGTAAGGGCATTACTATCGTATTAAATAAAGCTTGTACCGTACCGTCGGTATCGAGCATTTTCTTAAAGTCTGCTACTTTAACTTTAGATGTATCTATAAACTCGTCGCCGAATATCGAGGGCATTAGTCCGACGGTAGAGGTACCAACTTCTACGCCGACTTCCGGAGGTGTAGGTTTGGCTAGTGAGATTTTTATTGGTCCTATCTTCATATCTATAGTATATTCCTTATTTTTATTCTCTCATACGTTCGTTTAATCTAGAAGCTACATCTTTTCCGGTACTGGCTTTCGCCTCGTCTTCTGTACTGATTATATCAGCTAACGAGTAAATAAGTGAGTCCGCTCTATCCGGACTTTTACCCTTGTAACGAGCTTTCCAATCGTCTTTACTTTCTACGGTTAAGCCTCGACCGGTAAACTTATACTTTCTAGTAGAGAGTTGCATTATTAGTTTATCGTCTTTAGGAATAGCTAATTCTCCGGCTATAAATAGCTCTCTCGCTCTCCACCATAATTGAGAAGCTAAGTTAGCGAACGTAAGACCGGTAGCGTCCGGTAAAGCCTTAGCGTTGTTATGAATCTCGGCTATACCGTCGATATTAGAATCGGCTAACGTATCGTAGACACCGCCTCCGAGTCCGTCTACGTCGATACCGATAAAGACCGGTCTAGGACTAGAGTACTGTAGTATCCGTCCGGCGGTAGCGGTCGTACCCTCTTTAAACGATATTTCTTGCTCCGGTATATAACCACCGAATCGAGGAGTAATAACCGTTTCGTCGTTACCGAATCGAGCAGGGTCGACTCCTAGACGTAATGGTCCGCCTTTTTCTTTAAGCTTTTCTCGGTGTTCTTTTTCGCAAGCTAACTCTAGGTAGTTAAGCGGTATTACCGTATTCGTAGACTCGCTCGGGAAGTTACCGAGTACACGAGCTTGGAACATCGGACTATCTATACCCCAAGAATCTATTTTCTCGAAAGCCCAACGAGGAGAGACGAGCCAAGGCGATACTATTTCTACGTTATCTAGGTTAACCGCTCTTAGATCTTCTAAAGACTTAACGCCGTTATTAACGAAGTTCGGAGTATCGAATACGGAGATATGGATTTTATTAGAATAATCCCAACTATGGTGCGATTCTCGGAAGCTACCGGAGTCGCTAGTCGGGTTTCCTATCATTAGCATACGAGCTTTTTCGGAGGTCATCATACCCTCGATAGCTTCGAACGCTGGCTCGGCTACACCTGCCGCCTCGTCGATAATAATTAGAATATCGCCACTTGCGGCGTGAAAGCCTTGTAGCTTATCAGGGTCGCCGGACGAAGCTCCGATAGCGTACCAGTCCGGAGCTATATCGAGACGAGTCTTTAACGGCTCTCCTCCGAGTTTTTGTTTACTGGCTTCGTGAGCCGAACGTAACTCTCTCCATAAAAGGTTTTCTACCTGTCGCATAGTCGGAGCGGTAGTAACGACGATACTTTGAGGGTGGCTATATAAGAACCATAAAGCGGTACGTGCGGCGATATACGTTTTACCTACGTCGTGGCAAGCTCGAACGGTCGTATAACGGTTATCTCGAACCGAGAGAATAATCTCCTCTTGCTTCGACCAAAAAGAACCGCCTAATATCCACTCGTTAAAAAAGGGAGGAGATATTTTAGACGCTTTTCTTAATTTACGAATTGCCTCCGCTTGATTCTTGTCCATTCTCTGATAATACCTTTTCTGCCGCCTTTACCATATCGCTAAAGCCCGACCAGACGCTATTACCCTCGGGGTCTGATAGAGCCGAGACGCTCGTAGGAATACCGAGAACGACTCTCTCTCCGTCTATAGCGATCTTTAACGCTTTCGCTAGTTTCTCTAATTCGAACGTATTTATAGGTCGAGGTATGGGATTATTATTAGCGTCTAAAACGAGGTGTCCGGCTTTATTCGTAAAGTAATTACGCTCGGCTATATCGACGATCGACTTATTAGCTAGAGCCTGTAGGTTTTGCCAATGCTGTAAGTGCCGGCTCTGTGCTTCGCTCTTAGTATCGAGTAGCTTCTTTGTAAAGTCATTAAAGGCTTTTTCGCCTAAGTCTGCCCGAAGACTAACCCAAGCTTCTCTACTAGCTACCGTCTCTACGGATTTAACGCTAACTTTAAAAGCTTTAGCTACGTCGGAGTACTTTACGGTGTTATCCGCTAGGTACATTTTACGAGCTTCGTACCAGTCGATATTCTTCCTACCACTTTTAGCAACTACCTTTTTCTTAGGCGTTGTAGTTTTCGCTTTAGTGGTTGCTTTTTTTACCGGCTTCATACTTTTATTGTACTACTATTTCTTATAACCGTAGCTTAGTGCTATCCCTGCGACGAGAGATAATCCTGCGACGATATAATTTTCGGAGAATAACCCGTAAATAAATAGGGTTGTCGTCGGGATACCTATTCCTAAGTATCCTACCCAACTATACGTAAACTTCATATTTTCACTCCTGTTTAATACTTTTCTATAGGAAGCCAAAAACGGAAGCGTATCCAAAAGCCTTTATAGTGGCGTTTACTAGGGATAATTCCGTCGTCCGGTAAAGATGTTAGTTTAAAGATTCCGAAGTCTAGCACTCGCCAACCGTCGAACCTATACCTAAAGTCGTGGTCGACGGTTAAAACGAGTTGCCATTTATCGAGAACCTTTTTAGGTCTCAACTTCATAGAGCTTATTCCTCTACAGGGATTTCGAACTCTTTACCCACTCGGACTTTAGGAGTCGGGTAATCGAGAATCTTTACGAGTACGCCGAAGAACTTACCCTCGGCTACGTCTACGGAGTGGATTTCTTTAAGAACCCAACCCTCCGGCTCTACGTATTCCGTATCGAGTTCGATAGCGACGACTTTAATTACGGCTTGAGGCTTTTTCGGAGCTTCTTCCGCTACTTCCGGCGTTACTTTTTCTTCGTTCGTAGTTTTGTCCTTTGACATACTGCTGGTCTCCTTTATTTATTGACTTATTTAGTTTAGCACGATTTAAACGCCTTTTTAAACCATAGAGCTTATTAAGGGTCTCTTGGTCGAGCGTATCTCTTAGTTTATACATCGCTACCCACCTCCTTTTTATATTTAGCCGGAATAATTTTCGGAGCTATCTTCGAAAGATTTACTTTATGGTAATACCGAGTAAGGGTCGTAAACTGTTTCGAGATTTTAGAGATACCAGGGTTAGCGAGAATAGCGTAATACGATTTATTATACTGTCCGTCCTGCGAGTATATTTCCGTAAGCCCTCCGGTCTGCTCCTCCGGAGGCTTCGCTAGCCCTCGGACGTTCGTAAAGCCGAAGATTAACTTAGCTTTCATCGCTCCGTCGATTCCTTGGACCATATCCTCGTTAGTACGACCTCTAAACTCTAGGAATAAGCTTTTATCCGTCGGTAGGTTATGGAAGTTATAGACTTTCTTACGAATATCATACTTAGCGTACGGAGCGACGGCTTGTACGAATCCGACGTTAGCGGCACCGGTTTTATAGCCGAACTCGGAGATAGCGGAGAATAGAGCTTTTAGGGTTTCGCCTTTATTTATAACTTTCGTTTTACCTTTAGAGGTCTTATAAGCGAATCGGGTATAGTCGTCGTCGAATAGCCAATACCGGATAAGCCCTCTTTTTTCGGCTAGCTCTCGGCTAATATTCCTATTCGGGTAGACGCATTTCGTATCTTTAAAGTTATCCATACTTAGCTCGGGGATTATCGCCTCGTCTCGGTTGATAACTTCTATATCATATTTGGAATAAGTCTCTTTAATATAGTCGATATAAGGGTCGGTATCCTGAAGAATTATAACTATATCGCCGTCGTAGCCTATCTTTTCGAGCGTCTCTATAGTAAATATCCTTTTTCTTTTATAGTTTAGGATAAATACCGTATTTAGGTCGTTATAGGTCTTCGGAGTTTTCTTCATCGGGGATTGCCTCTACTTTATCGACGTACTCTAGGAAGCCGTTTTCTATCGCTTTATCGTGGTCTAGGATAACGAGACCGAGAGCCTCGAAAGCTTTTTGCTCCTCCGGCGTGGCGTTATTACAGTAGTATCCGGCGATTTTATCCATTTTAAAGTTAACGAAAAAGCTAAGACGATAGTAGAGTAAGCTCCGTACTTTCGGGTCTGTAACCGCTTCTATAATCTCTCGGAGGTGTTCGGGAGCGTCTTCGTATAAGTCGTCTGGGAAGTAGTTTACGTCGTCCGGCTCGTAGATATTCTTACCGGCTAGGTCTTTATCGTACTCGGATTCTAGCTCGCTCGGGTCTTTACCGTCCGGAGAGACCGAATTAACTATATCGCTAAGAGGTACTATATTCGTCGAGACGGAATAAATCTCCGTATCTACTTTATGGACGGTCATTAACTCGGCTAGCTTCTCGGTATTATTCGTACCGATAGCGTCGTTATGAGATAACGCTAGCTCGATTTTAGCTTGCATTACCGAGTCGAACGTCCGGATAGATTTCTTACCGTCTATAACGATATGGACTCCCTCGGAGGTTTCGACTATTTCGGCGATTACGACTTTAGCCGTCTCTTTACCGAGTTCTTTATAAGCTCGGAGACGAGTATTACCGCCGAGAACTTCGCCCTCTACGGTAACTAATAACGGAGAGTGTTCTCCGAGTTCTATTTGCTTTTTAAGTCGCTCGAAGTCTTTAGCCTCTACGTCTCTAGGATTATCTTTAAATAAAAAGAGGTCTTTTACGTTAGCCGTAGTAATACCGTCGGCTTTATTAAAGTTAATCTTTTTCGACATCGTATTTTTCCTTATAGGTAATATAGCAATAAAAGCCGGAGTTACTCGGGTCTTCTTTAGCTTTCGGGTGTACTGCGATATGAACTACCGAATAAACGATAGAAGAAGCGAGGAAGTGATTTACTTTACCCTCCGCTATTTCAGCGGTATCTCCCTCGATTATTTTTAACCTAGTTTTATTCATCGACTGGTCTCCTTAGTCATAGAATCATAATACCATAACTATTTTTACCCACGCAAAGAGACCCTCTACTTTTCTAAGCCTCCGGCTTGAGGGCATATAATCGACTCGTCCTAACTACAACTTTACCGATAGTAACGGAGGATACTTAGTTCTAAGAGGTTGTATTTCGATTAGTTTTAGTAGCTCGTTATAATTCTCGGCTCTAATTTCTTCGATTACTTCGTAGAGAATATCTAAAATCGTCATATCGTAAGTATAGAATATTTTTAAAGTACGTACGTTTACTATCGTATAAAGGCTAGAGTTTAGAGTCCTAGCAACCCAGTTTAGTTATTCGATAGCCCTTATCTATCATCTACCGGCTAATTATTTACGAGGCTTCCGGTCGACCGCTAACTAAGCGTCCTGTCTACCTCTGTTATTAAGGGGTTGACGTTACGCTAATCGTTCGATACAATTAAAGGGTAATTTGTTTTTTACCCTCCACGAATTAAGCCTTTGAACGAGGCTTTTTTCGTATCTAGAATTAGTGTAATTTGTTTCCTATTTACCCTCTCTTATAAGGAGATTTATTTTAAATAGGTAATACGATTATAGCTCGCTCGATAGCTTGCTGTAAATAGCGATTATGGTCTAATCAATCCCTCTCGGATAAACGGAAGCTGTAATTCTAGAGCGTGTACCGCTAATAAAGCTACTCCGGCTTCTAATTCCGATACTCGCCGGTCTTTAGTTTTATCCTCAATTTCGAACATTAGCGACTCGATAGAGCGTAAATAATCTCCTCGAACTACTAATAAATCTCGATTAACTAAAGCCATTAAGTGGCGTCCTAGAGTCGGAACGTACGGTACTGCGGCGTGTAAAGCGTCGTGAGGGTCTCGGTACATCGGCGGTATAAGTTCGTGAGTTTGGCGGACGTTAGCGGAGTCGGGATTTACCGACCACTCTCTATCGTAGAATAAAACGTGATGTCCTTTTTTAGCCATACTTCCGAACTTTCTATTTGGCGTACCGTAGAAGCCGGAGACCAGCCGGTCGCCGAAGCGACTCTATCGAGATAGAACTCCTACGGTACAGTCCAATAATACGATATGGGGATAACTAAATACAATTAACCGATTTCGCTATTTACAAATTAAGCGTTTACGTAGTATTATAGAGGTACAAACAACTAAATAGGAGACCAGCCCTATGAAAACGACGAAAGTCGCCGAACAACTAAACTATAAACGGAGCGTCGTAAGCGACGGTACGAATATCTTTTCACTATCTAGCTACGAAGACTTCGCTCTCGGTCGTAGACGCTTCGCCGTATACGACGTTAAAGGTAAAAGAGTAGAAGCGGAACTCGAAAAAAAGCTTATAGAAGCTAAAGTCGAGAATCCGCTTTTTATACCTCGGGAAGAAGAATAAAAGAAAATGGAGGGTAATAAAAAAATAGAAGTTAAATACGTCGAAGTAAGCTCTTATTCGCTTACCGAAGACGGAGAGTTTACTTGCGACCACGAGTTCGCCGAAGTAACGCCTCCCTGCTGTAGCGGTGCCGACTGCGGTTGCTACGGCTTATATTCTGTCTACTGCGACGACTGCGACTATATGAATATGCCCGAGTTCGAGGTAGAGGCTTTAATCGAAGCGACGATACCGGAAGAACCCGAGTACGAACCGGAGCTAGAATATGCGGTATAACTATCAAGTCGCTATTAAGCGTCCGTTACTACCTCGTATCCTTTGCGGTGCGGTTAACTTTATAGCCGTCCTCGGGTGGCTAGTTCTATTAGTGATATTTATCACTATCGTTACTAATACGTTTGACGAACTAATACTAATATTGTGGGAGATTTAGAAAATGGCAACTAGCTTATACGAACTACGTAAAATACGAACCGACGTTAACAAAAATATAGCTTGGAGTAAAGACCAACTCGATAACTACGGAATGTCCGGAGTACGTCGAGAGGCTCTTAGCCGGTCGCTCAAAGCTTGGGAATTAAAGCGAGATAAACTAACGAAGAAAATTAACCGGATTATTAAGTGGCGTCGATTCTTAACTCGAATCGGTCTACGTAACGAGGTATTTCCGAAAGGAACTAATAAGTAATGAAAGCCCACGTAACAACCCCGATCGAACGAGCGGTAGCCTTTAAAAAGCTAAAAGATAAAGTCGAGTTCGTTCTGTCTAAATACGAGAACGCTCGGAACGACGATATAGAGTGTACTATAGCCGTTTGGCAAGAGTTCTATAGAGTCGGCGACGCTATAGCTCTAGAGCAACTTAAAGACCTACCGAGAGAGTCGGCTATCGTCCGGCTACGAGCAGTAATACAAAACGTCGACGGTAAATATTTTCCTACCGATCTAGCTATAGCACGGAAGCGTGGTATCGAAGAAGTAGCTTGGCAGGAATATATGGCGGTCGTTAAAAATCCGCAAAGGAGTTTATTCGGACTATGAACGAAGAATTATCTAAAGAAGTAATCGACCGTATGGCTCGAGAGCTTCGACTAATACACGAACTCGTAGAGCAGTTAGAGGACGACGACGTAGAACAATCCGTCCGGAACGCTCGGAGAGCTTTAGAGGGTAGACGTACTCTAGAGCTAGAAAATATGGTACATAACCACCACTACCACGCCGGTAAAAATCATATGATAAACGAGATTCGGGAGATTCTCGGGCTACCTAAGCTTTATTTGCCAGGAGAGAAAGAGCGTATAGAGCAAGAGCTTAAAGATTACTACTCCGGTAAAAAGCCTTTAATATACGACTGCCCTCCGCTAGAAAGCGAACAATACCTACTAGAAGACGGCTCGGCTAAGTTCTTTACGCTCGGCGAAGACTGCGATACTTACGTAGTTATCGGTACTAAATCGGCTCGTAAGGCTTTTAATCTAATGAGACGGTACGAGCGAGACGAGTGCGGTCTTGATTCCGAGGAGGGAGTTAGCGGAGAATATAAGAATAATATCGGCGGACTTCCTACCGGTATGATAGTTTGGCGTAGAGCTTATAGCGAAGAAGAAGATTATAGCTATTACTACTCTTGGAGCGAAAAAGATACTAAGAATAATCCTAAAGCGATAGACTGCTTTATAGTGAGGTTTTAATATGATAAGACTAACTATTTACCGAGTAGGAGAGACGCTAGAGCTATTACTCCCGAAGCGTTTTACCGGTAAAGACTTTCCTAGTAATACGGTTAAGTTCGTAGAGCTAGCCCACTATAGCGACGGCAAGATAGAAGATAAAATCTATATCCGACCGTACTATCGGAAGCAAATTAACGGCGTTCTTAATATTTTCGCCGAGGAAGAACTGGAAGTATGATAGTAATAATATTCTTACTATGGCTAATTTTAATGGCTATAGTATTTAAAAAGTAAAGGGTAAATTATGGGTAAAACTACTAAGATTCGATTAACCGAAGAAGAAGCTCGAGCCGAGGAGGAAGCTAATCGTCCTAAAGAACCGATTAAGCTTACGCCAAAGCAACAAGAACAGTTAGCGTTTAGAACCGGTAATCGCCGGACTCGACGTAAGATAGCGAAGCGTAACGGCTTCTATAAGGACCATACCGGCGAAGCGTGGCGTAAGTCTAACGAGATGATTCGTACGCCGAATAGCGGAGATATACTTCTTTAAATAAAGTCCTAGACAAAATAACCGTTTACGGTATATACTAGAATAGTAAATAATAAAACAAGGAGACCAGCCCTTATGTCAAACAAGCCAACCGTTAGCCTACAGGCGTATATTCGCTCGGGTGCGGTACAGCAAGTAATCTCGGAGAGTATCGGCGGAGATAACGCCGGTAAC